TCTAAATTATTTGGTGATTCTTATTTTAGATTTCAAACATTAAACTCAACATTAGATAATAATGGATTTGTTAAAGTAGCTCCATATGTTGATGATAAATATAGTGACTATAATAGCGAAGGAAACAAAACTAGTGTATCAGACCCAAAGAATTATATGCTTTCTATTGAAAATTTGGCATGGTATGGTTATGAAGCATATCTACCACCAATAGAAGCTGGTGTGGGTGATTTAATGACAGGTAGCAAAGGTAGAATAATGTGGTTTCCACCTTATAATATTCAATTTAACGAATCTACGTCTGTTAATTGGGAGTCAACAAATTTTATAGGTAGAGGTGAACCAGTTTATACATATAATAATACAGAAAGAAGCGCTAGTTTATCTTTTAGTATAATTGTTGACCATTCAAGCTATATGAATTCTTTTAGAGGAGCATTAGGTCCAGAAGACAATTATGTTGCTTCATTTGTTGCTGGTTGTGTTGAACCTAATAATAAATTTGCTGAAAGACTTACAGTTTCTGAAATAAGTTCAATTGTGCAAAAAGAAATACAAGACCCACAACAACAAGTTTTAACTAATGATATACCAGACAATATTCAATTTGAAATATATTATCCAAATGATGTCTATTCTTTAAATTATTCTTTAACTGGTGGTTATGAAAATGGTTTAGATAATAATTTTAATAATGGTAACCAAATAATTGGAACACAAACAATTCCTTCACCAGGTGAAGGATATGGTCTTGTAACTATAGCTGGAGAACTTACTAACGTAGGTACACTATACCCTGATAATACAAATTTTGGGTTTAATAATAAACCAATAGAAGTTGATAATGTTACTTACAGTGGTTTAACAGACCCAAACTTTGCTATTGCTTTAAGTAATTATTTGGAAACAAAATGCAAGCATTGCACTATAAATATAAAATCAAGTGCTAGCCCACAAGGAGATGAAGCAAGTAATCAACAATTAGCAACAAAAAGAAATGAATCAGCTTCTAATTTTTTTAAAGTTTTAGGTATAAATGGGGAAAGAATAAAAACAGAAATAGAAGAAATGGACGAAGATGATAGAAATCAATGTCAAGAGTCTTTTTCTAGAGATGTTCGTCCATGTAAAATACGTAGAAGGTCTTTTATAACAATAGAATACGATTCAAATTATGCAGCAAATAATGAAGTTAAACCAGAGCCTGTAGTTAAAAAACAAAACTTTGAAGTCAATACTAAAATAAGTAATAGATTCTATAATGAAGCTATATATTTTGAAAAACTAAAACAAACTGATAATTTTGTTTTTGATTCTTTTAGAGAAAAAATTAAGTATTTTCATCCAGCTTTTCATTCCATGACACCTGAAGGGTTAAACTCTAGATTAACATTTTTACAACAATGTACTAGACAAGGACCAACAACTGAAAATGTTAACACTAATAATTTGGCTTTTGGCAGACCTCCAATCTGTATTCTTAGACTTGGAGACTTTTTCCATACAAAAATAGTTATAGACAATCTTAGTATTGATTATGAACCACTAGTTTGGGATTTAAACCCAGAAGGTGTTGGTGTCCAACCAATGATAGCAAACGTAACACTTTCGTTAAAAATAATTGGCGGTTCATCTCTTTTGGGTCCAATAAACAAATTGCAAAATGCATTATCATTTAATTATTATGCCAACACACATGTTTATGACCCAAGAGCTGATTATATAGCCAAAACTAGTGATTTAGCTGAAGATGTTGTACCTGTTAAAACAAATGGTGACTATTCATTGATTAGTGGTCAAACAAATATAAACAAATATAGAACTAGTACGGTTATTTCTGAAACCCCAGTTGAATCAGAAATTAACCAAACGGCTGCATCATCAGAGGCTGCTAAAGTTGCTGCCAAATCAGCGCCACTTTCTAATCCAACTACAGGTTCAACTGAGCCAGAAATAACATCTGTTAGATATGTTAAAATAAAACCTATCGATGTAAACGTTAATAACAATACTAACAAATATGAAATAACAGTATTACTGAATCAAAATAATGTTTTTGACGCAAATGGTGATTTAATGTTGGCTTCGTTTAACAATAGTAATGATAAAGTTATAGAATATTTTAATAAAGGTATTTCTTTTGTTTTATCACAACCAACACCTCAAAGTGATGTTAGAAATTTAGCTGGCACTGGTACTGATTTTTACAATAATAAATTAATTAAATACACAAATGACTTAGGTGAGACTGGTTTAAAAGAATTATTTGTACCTAACGCATTTGGTTGTGACGCTTTTGAATTTGAATGTGGATTTAAATATGTGGTTGAAAACTTAAAATTAGATGCTTATACTTATAATAATAATTTTAATTTTGAACTTAGATATAATGGTAAAAGAATTCAAATATTTAACATGAACCCAATTTATAACGATACTTTTGTTTATCAAGCACAATAAAATTTAAAATAATATGGCACAATATTTCGACAGATACGGTAATTTTAGAGAAAACGGTCAAATGAAACCATTACCTGGAATCTCTATTCCTTCAGCCAATAGTGATAAATTAGCTGTTTATAAAAAAGGTGTTAGTAGACTTGACAAAATAAGCAACACATATTATAATAACCCATACAGTGGTTGGTTGATATTGTTAGCTAATCCTCAATTTGGTGGTTTAGAGTTTAACATTCCAGACATGTCACCAATAAGAGTGCCTTTTCCTTACGACAATGCTGTTCAAAGATATATAAACGAAGTTAAAACATATACATTGCTTTATGGCCAATAGATTACAAGGAGTAGACCCTAATAGTGTTGATGAACTAGATTCTAGCTCTAATTTTTTTGTACCGTATGAAGATTTGACAATATTTGTTGAATTAAGTACTGAAAAAAAAGAAAGAACACTTTTGACAACCACATCATCTGGTAGTTTTACTGAAAGTAATAATAGGGTTAAAATAAATTTTATTGAAGGTGAATCTTTTAATGGACAACGTTCTTTAACAACAAAATTTACTGAATTAACAACTAGTTTTGATGGAGAAAATTCTAGTGAAAATTTAGGCATTACTTCAATAGACATTGATTTTAATTCTTCATTTGCACCAATGATTACAATTCAATTTGTTGATGTGAGGGGTAGTGCAATATTTCAAAATGAAAATAAAACAGCTAATAACAAAAACAAATATTCCGTTTTTTTCCAATTACCATACCCTATATATAATTTAAAAATAAAAGGTTATTATGGCCAGCCAGTTGAATATTGTCTCCATATGACAAAATTTACATCTAGATTTAATTCACAATCTGGTAATTTTGAAATAACAGCTAGTTTTGTTGGCTATACATATGCTATGTTATCAGATATGCTAATTGGTTACTTAAAATCAATAGAATATACAAAACTAGGTGCTGATAAGTATGCTGAATTAAAATCTCAAGACCCTAATTTAATGACTTTAGACGAACTATATGATAAGGTTTCAAAAATAAATGAAGGTGTTAAAAGAATAGTTCAGAGTAATGACGAATATAAAAAATTAAAACTTATTGATAGTAAATTACTTATAATTAGTGATATAAGAGATAGAATAAAAAAATTTAGTAATGATGTTGATATTAATCAAAAACCTAGCACATATAATTTTGCTATCACTAAATTACCAAATGATGAATATAATAAATTTCAAAATCAATACATAACTGATATTACTAAGTTAATTGAAGATTACAATAAAGATATTGATATAAAAATAGATGAAAAATTTAAACAAGTAATAAAATATGATGGCTTATCAATAAATATATTAGAAGATTCTACAGATGAATATTTTAGAGCTAGAGAACTTATAACTAGTGATGGTGATAAAAAAACAACTATAAAAAATTTATTAACATATATAAATAAAAACAATTATGTTTTAGCTTCTGATTTTACTTTCAATTCAATTGATAATACTTTTTTTTATAAAGAATTAGATGATAAAGTTTCTAAAATTAAAGATTTAATTAAAAGTTTACAAGAAATTTTAGCTACTGAATTAAGAAATAAAGTTAAAGGAGAATTAGATTTTGACCCATCAATAAGAAACATTGTAAAAATTTTTACAACGGCTGCTGAAGTTTTTATGTATTGCATAGGTAAAGTTTCAGAAGAAGCTTCGAAAGAATCAAATACAACTAGACGAGATGAATTAGCAAAAGTTTTTAAAATAAAAGAAACGTCTGACATACCTAATGATGCTACAAATAAAGATTCTCAAGATATTTTAATACAATCATTTTATCCATGGCCAGACTATAGAAAAGAAACAGACAATACTTTAGAAGAAACTTATTTAGGTGATTTTGGTGTGTTAGAGGAACCAAGTAATGTTGATGAATTATTATTCATAGATGATTTACTAAGAGCATTTATAATACAAGCAAATAACCAATCTAATATAGAAGCTTTAGCAAACGCAAATAAAAGTAATTGGATTCCATCGAATCCTTTGGATACTAGAATATTTGGCAATGAATTATCACCATATAAAAGAATAAATCCATTAAAAGAAAATGACCTTTTAACATTGGTTTTAATAAGAGCGACAACTTTTTTAGGTCTTAATTCTAAAATAACGTCTGGTGAAATAACAAAAATGGCCGAAGCCGAAGCACAGGCCGTAGTTAACGATGTTCAAAATAAACAAATTGTGCAAGCAATTTCTAATAATAACTCAGGCTCAACTGAGGTCATTCCTACTGTATCTAATGAAATAAATTTTTTTGACACTAAAATATTTGCAAATAGTTCAAATATTGACTACAAATATGACTATATATTATCAGCTGATTCTAAAAAATTTTTACCAATAAATAATAGTTTTTTTAAAGCAGAATGGCCAAGTAATTATACTGAGTTAAAACAAAAACAAGAAAACGGTACTTTATTTTTAGGTAATCAATATTTTACTCCTTCAAATTTAACTTTAGATGATGATGGGTCGATATATGTTAAAATAGTTGAAAATGAAACATATACTATTAATCATACTGATTTTCAGTTACCAATCACAACATCAGAATCACTAATTAATTTAGAATCTTTAAAAAACGATGCTACTAATATTGATGGAGTTGGTTTTAACGCTTTTGCTGGTCCTTATGGTGTTCAAGAATTCAGTCAATTAAATTGGAATATTGATAATTTAGATGGTTTACCATTAAGTTATTTGTTTTATTCAGACTCAATTGATAAAGGTTATGGAATATTTGCAAATGGATTGGGTTATTTTAGAAATAACGATAATGCTTTAAAAAATTCTGAGTTTGACGTAAAACAAAATAAATATAAGGTTGCGTCACGAGTTGACAACATATTGGACATGTTTAAGGTTCCTGAAAAAATGTTACATGATTCATATGGAAAAAATAGAGAGTTGTTTAATAATATTAGACAATCTAAAAAAAATAATATTTCATACCCATATATACATTTTACTGTAGACGCAAACTATGATTTTGTAGATAATCCATATAATACCCCATCCACAAATCAGTATTTAATGAGGAATATCTCAATACCAATTAGTTTATTCGGTAGCAATTTTTATTATGGTCAATCAGATGAAAAAGCAAAAGCTTTTCTTTTTTTACATACATTACCGTGGAATGGTTTAACTGAATCATACTTAAAAACAATATTTAAAAATGGTTCACAAGATACTGAAATTTTAAATTTATTTAAATATAGGACTGGATTTGTTTCAGCACCAAAATTATGGGCTTGTTTTATAGGTGGATTGCTTTGGAGATTTGACAGTCAAATAGACCCTATTATTTTTTCATCAACAACAGGTAGTTTAATACCAATGGTTATTTCTTATCCACAAAAAAATGAGTTTATGACTCTTTCTAATGAAGATGAAGATTATACGGATAAACCAATGTCTTTTAAAAACCGTTCAAACAATGATACTTATAAAAAAATTGATTCTATACTTTTAAACCTACCAAGACAAGTTAAAAATGAATTTATAGAATATTTTTTAAAGTTTTCAGTTGGTGAAGATTGGACTTCTATTAAATCTGCTTTAGAAATAAATGTTAGTGGAACTTGGTTACAAGTTTTTAGCGCAGCAACAGCTTTAAACGTCAACTTGTCTCAATCTGGTAATGAGTATTATTTAAATACAAACAATTTAAAAACTATTTATGGTAAAAATTTTGATAATTATATTATTTTTAACCCTTATTTAAACTACCGACTAAAAGGTAATTATTTTTTAGAAATAAAAGATAATGCACCAATTACAAATATTTTAATTAACCTTTTACAAAAGCAAGTTTTTATATCAAATATGTCTTATAGGATATGGGATGAAAACATACCAAATTCTGATATTATTATAGATGAAAAGAATTTAGAAGATTATTTTAATGTTTTTTTAAAAAAAGTTGAAGGCTTGTTACCAAAGTCACAAGAAGATGAAGAGAAAACAAAAAGAAATAGTATATTTGGTACTTCTGATGAAAACTTAATAAAATTCATGTTATATAGAACATGTAAAAACATTAATGATAAATGGATAACACAAACTACAGATGATAATGTTTTTTTTCAGTGTGGTGTCAGAAACCAAACAGATTCAGCATTGGCGACAAAAAGAACCAGTAATTCAAGCAATCCATCATCAACACCAAGATTAATAGATAGTTTTAGATTTGTTGATAGAGCCTTTAAGGATATTGGAGATGATTTTGCATTAAACCCATTTCCAATTTATGATATGATGGGTTCACAGCCAAATACTAGTCTTTATAATTTACTTACATCTATATTATCATCAAATAATTTTGATTTTATTGCGTTGCCTAATTTTATAGATTATAGAAATAATAATAACTTAAAAAACGTCTTTAAACCGTACCCAAAATATTCAGTAAATAACATTTCTGGTCCTTCTTTTATTTGTATGTATGTAGGACAAACATCTAAACATTTAGATTTTGGTGGTTCAAATTACCCTAATGATGGTTTTGACTTTAGGGATGGTGATACCCCATCTGATTTTAACTCTGAATTAAAAGATAATGAAGACCCAGTGACATATTTTAAAGTTAGGTTTGGTCAACAAAATCAAAATATATTTAAAGATATATCATTAGACCAGAGTGAATTTGCTGAAACAGCAGAGTCTTTGCAAATAATGGATGATATATCTAAAAAAGGTACTGAAACATATAGAACATTAGCTGGACAAAACATTTATAATGTATATTCCGTTAGAAGTTATAAAGTTGAAATTGAAATGATGGGTAATGCAATGATTCAACCAATGATGTATTTTCAATTAGATAATATTCCCATGTTTCATGGTGCTTATCTTATTACTAGGGTAAAACACAGTATTAAACCAAATTCTATGTCAACTAATTTTACTGGTACTAGAATAAGAAAACCAGCTACTAAAATATTAGATACTGGTTATTTATTTATGTCATTGCTTGAAACGTTAAATACAACTAACATTGATACTAATGGTGTGACAATTAATTCAAATAATTATAATTGGCAAACATCTGACGTAGAATGTGGGTCTTTCAATGTTGGTTCAATAACTACTGATACTACTTTAACCGATGAAAAAGTACCTAATCTAACAGCCACTAAACCTATTAGAGATTTGGTAGCTAGGGTCGAAAGTCAACCAGACAATTACAATGCATATAATATTGGGGATTCTGGTGCACAAGGTTCTATGAATTATAAACCTTCAGACCTAACAATTAAACAAATTAAAGAATTACAAGCATTACCAAATGGTAACGAAAAAAGAATTTTTGCGGTTGGGAAATATCAATTAATACCAAGTACGTTTAGCGGAATGACAAAAGCTTTAGGGTTTAATGATAATGAAAAATTTGATTCTGAAAAACAAGAAAAAGCAGGTATTTGGTTAATAAAAGATGGTGCTGGAGGTAGAAAAGGGTTAAAAGCGTATTTTGCAAACGATAGCAATGGTACAGAATTAGACCTTCAAAAAGCGATAACTGATTTAGCTTTAGAATTTGCTTCAATGCCAACATTTTTTGGACCTAATAAAGATTCAGCAAAAATTTACAGCAATCCTGGTGGATACTATCAAAATACTTCATTATATGGTGGAACGGCTGGAAACCCTGCTTCATCTAAATTTTGCGCTTTAGATGTAGCTAAAGCTTTAATACAAACATGGAAAAACTTAAATCCTGGAAAAACGCCTGAAATAGATTATGAAACCATATTACAAAGAGGTGGTCAACAACCAACAGCTTAATTTTATTTGTTTTGCTCAGTAATTTTTAGTACCTTTGCGTGATATGGTAGCCAATATAATCACAACAACAAACGTAAATGCTCCAGAAGACTTTAACGTTGTAAAGTCAATTAACTCTATTATAGATGGGTTACCAACCCTTATAATTGGTTATGACTATGTATCAAAACATTATCCAGATTTTGACATAACAGATGTTCAATTATCTAATAATCTTTATTGGACTTTTAAAAGAACAGAAAAAAGAGACAAACACGATGAGGACTTGGTTTGGTTTATAAATAAGGTTTACAAACAATTTACAGACAAAGTTATATATGTATTCGTTGACCCTATTCAATATAGGGGCAAAACAATGATGAAAATAATTAGAAAAATAAAGTCATTGGATAACATTATAACCTATGAACATGGTGAAATGCTGTATATGTATTCTGATAATTTTATATTTGGAGTAGATTTAAAATTATTAAAATATATTGGTTTTGATTCAGACAAAATAAAAGATAAGATAAAAGCCAGAAGTAGTGTGTTTTTGAGAGAAAACGAGATACTTATAGAATATAAAAAATGCATTAATTATCTAAACGGAAACATTAGATTTGCACCGTACTTATATTCTATAAAAAATGGACAAAACGATTCTTCTAGCGTCATTCATATTCCCAGAGAGAGTTGATTGGTTTATTAGTTATCTAGAGGCTAAATTTTCAATAACCAAAGACAAAGTTTTTTGTTATAAAAATTTGGACGATGAATCAAAAGTCATCATGACATTTAAGTTTAAATTTGAAAAAGATAAAAAAACAAACTTAAAAGACTTATTTCCAAATGCTGTGCCGATTCACAAGAAAGGAAATGCGCTATATACTATAAACGCTTTAAATAAACTAATTGATTTAAAAGTTGGTAGCGATACAGGAAACATTGACTATAAATCTTATAAGATTGATTGGTCAGAATACCAAGACAGAATTATTTTATTAAACGGCCAAGAGCTAGGTATTTTCAAGATTCAGAGAATTTTTTAATGTGTTTGAGATATTTATATAAAAGATAACAACTTTAAAAACTAAAGTTATGGAAAATATAAATAAAAAAGAAATAAACAAAAAATCTGAAGACCTTATGAAAGCGTTGGATTCAATGCTGGAAAACGGTGAAAACCCAAATTTGGATTGCAGTTCTGGTGTTTGCGTAATAAAAGGTGACAAAAGTATTGTTGAAAGAATCAACAAGAAGATAATAACAGAAGACGGAAGACAATTATTATTCTAATGAAAAAGACTAAATTCAACCCAAGCTTGCTTAAGGAAGAACAAAATAGATTTAAACTTTTGTTAGAATATGATTTCTACCAAGAGAAAAAAGAAATTCCTGAGTTTAAAAACCTGATTTTAGGTGACACTATGGATGAGGCTGAAGAAGCCCCAGCTGATTTGGAACCAGAAGATAACATTGGCTCAGCTGCTGACAGTGTTGCAGCTGATTTAGGTGTTGAGGCTCCAGCTGGTGAAGAAGAAGTTACTGAATTACCAGATGAAGCCCCAGCCGATGATGAAGAAGCTCCAGCAGATGACGAGGAAGCACCTGCTGATGAACCAGCTAGTGATGAGGTTGAGGTCGATGTTACATCTATTGTAAAAGGTTCTGAAGAAGCTAAAAAAGCTGCTGACGCTGCCACAAAAAATACAGAAATGTTGCTACAAAAATTGGCTGATTTGGAATCACGTGTTGCTAACATGACAGACATAACAAATAAAATAGAAGGATTAGAGCAAGAAATCATAAAAAGAAACCCAACACCAGTTGAAAAATTGGAGATGAGGTCACTTCACTCATATCCTTTCAGCCAAAAATTAAGTGATTATTGGGCTGATAAAGAGGGAATGTATGATGTTATGGGTACAAGTAACAAACCAAAAGAATACATTTTAACAAAAGGTGATGTTGATTCAACTTACAGCGATTCATCAATTAAACAATCATTTTCAATACCAGAAAACCCTTATGATGAGGGAGACATTCCAGAGTATGAAGAAGAAGATATCTAAATAAAAGGCCCCTTTTTGGGGCTTTTTTATTTTTTATCACCACATACTTGCAAGTTTGAAGAATGTGTAGTATATTTGCATTTAAGAGTTAAAATAGGAATAAAATAAACCAACATTCTGCTTGACTTTTCCTATATTTTTAGTATATTTGTAACACAGAAACTAAGTAAAAATAACATCTATATAAATTTAAAAACAAAGTAAAATGAGTAATGAAAAAACCAGTTTGCAAGCTATTCTAGAGCAATACGAAGCAAACAACAAACCAAAGTATGAGAAGAAATCAGAAAAGGTTTATGACCTAAAAAACTACTTTAACACCTACATTAAAGATGGTGTAAAGTCAGCAACAAAACAAATCAGGGTTTTACCTAACACAAACGGTGGTACACCATTCGTTGAGATGCACGGTCATAAAATTCAAGTTGATGGTGAGTGGAAAACATTCCCTTGCTTGAAACATGAAAAAGACGAAGCGTGTCCTTTCTGCGAAGCACGTGAGGCGTTGTTATCTACTGGTAGAGAGTCTGATAAAGAACTTGCTAAAAAGTACAGCGCAAAAATGATGTACGTTGTTAAAGTGATTGACAGAGAACACCCAGAAGAAGGTGTTAAATTCTGGAGATTTAACCACGACTATCGTAAAGAGGGTATCTATGACAAAATCATCGGTGTTCTTAACGCTCTTAAAAAGGATGTTACACACCCAGAAACTGGTCGTGACCTTGTGTTGACCATCAATAGAAACCAAAACAATGTACCAGTTGTGTCTGCTGTTGCATCCCTAGACCCTAGTCCGCTTTCAGAAAACGCTGAAGAAGCAAAAGCTTGGTTGTCAGATGTAAGAACTTGGGAAGATGTTTATTCTGTTAGAAGTTATGAGTATTTGGAAATCATTGTAAAAGGTGGTATCCCAGTATGGAGTTCTGAAGATAAGAAATTTGTTGACAAAGCTTCTTTGACTGCTACATCTAGTGAAACTGAGTCTTTGGATTCTGAATTGACATTGGGTGTTGAAAATGTTAAAGCTGGTATAGTATCAGCCCCAACTGCTCCAACAGCTACGGTTGAGACAACCAAAGAAGAAGAGGAGTCAGATGACCTTCCATTCTAATTTTAATGTTTTACACACAAAGAAAGGTGAGAAATCGCCTTTTTTTGTTCTAGAATAACAATTTAAAATAATAACATTAAAATGGCGAAAAAACCTACTAAAAAACCTATTGAGAAAAAAGAATTTAACTTAGAGGATTTTAAGAAGACACAAGGACTTAATTTTACGGTAAAAGAAAAAGAATTAGCATGGATACCACTTTCAGAAGCATTTCATGATGCGGTTAAAGTTCCAGGAATTCCAGTTGGATATTTTACCAGCTTTAGAGGATATTCAAACACTGGTAAATCAACTGCGATTTATGAAGGTGTTGCTGGATGTCAAAAATTAGGCATTCTACCAATTATTTATGAAACCGAAGGAAACTGGAATTGGGCTCATGCAAAAAATATTGGTGTTCAATTTGAAGAATATGTTGATGAAGAAACTGGAGAATTAAATTACCGTGGTGATTTCATTTTCTTACAAGGTCCAGACCTTTTAAAAATGTACGCTTGTTATGACCATCAACATAGTAAAATGGGAACAAAACCATTAAGATATGAACCAGTTGTTGAGGACATATCATTACATATGCACACAATTTTGGATGCGCAACAAGAAGAAATATTACCAAGAGATGTTGCTTTCTTCTGGGATTCAGTCGGTTCAATAAACTGTTTCAAAGGTGCTACCTCAAAAACAACCAACAATCAATGGACTGCTGGTGCTTTGGCTACATGCTTCAAATCACTAATTAATTATAGAATCCCAGCGTCTAGAAGAGAAGATGCACCTTATACCGCTACATTTGCTGTAGTTCAGCAAATATGGTTAGATAACGAAAACAAAGTTATCAAACATAAGGGTGGTGAAGCGTTCTTTTACTCACCAAGACTTATCTTCCATTTTGGTGGTATTCTTACACATAGCACTGAAAAATTAAAAGCTACATTGGCTGGTGAAGAGTTTCAGTTTGGTGTTGAAACCAGAATTAGATGCGAAAAGAATCAAGTTAATGGTATCGAACAAAAGGGCAAGATTGCATCAACACCGCATGGCTATTGGAACCCAGACAAAATCAATGATTACAAAGAAGAGCACAAAGAGTTTATAAAGGCTCATTTAAACACAGAGTATGATGATTTTGTGATTGAGAAAGAAGAAATCGGATTAAGCAAAGAAGATATGATGGCTTAATTTATTGTTTAACCTATTAACAATGAGTTTGTGAATAAAAGACCACCACGTAATGGTGAAAAAATAATAAAGAAACAAAATACGCTTTTGGTAGACGGAAATGCCCTATTTAAAGTAGGGTATTTCGGTGCCAAAGGAGAATACAACAGCAGTGGAGAACACATTGGTGGTTTATATTCGTTTCTAACTATTTTACGAAAAATTTTAACGGATGACCTTTACCATAAGGTTTATGTTTTCTGGGATGGAAACTACAGCGGAAAGCTAAGATACGAAATATACGAACCATACAAAAGTGGCCGTGGTAAAGATTATATAAACGGCACCCAACCAATAGAACTATCTGAACTAAAACAGAGAAAGATGGTTTGGGACTATCTAAACGAAATGTATGTTAGACAATTAAAACACGAAGTTATTGAAAGTGATGACTTTATAGCATACTATTGTTTAAATAAAAAGGAGAACGAAAAAATTACAATTGTATCGACAGATAGAGACTTTTTGCAGTTGATATCTGAAGACGTAAGAATTTATTTTATAGATTTGAAAGAATATGTTGATTTATTCAATTATTCTTCGTACTTTTGCCACCACAAAGATAATTCTGTTCTTATAAAAACCATGATTGGAGATACTAGTGATAGTATAAAAGGAATCAAAGGTTTAGGTGAGACAAAATTACTTTCTTTATTTCCAGATTTAAAACAACGTAAACTAAGTGTAGATGACGTAATTCAAGAAGCAAAAAGGTTACAAAATGATAGAGTAACCAACAAACAGAAACCTCTTACAATCCTAGATAATATCATAAACAAGGTTACAGACGGTGTTCAAAAAGACAAGATTTATGAGATTAATGATAGATTGGTAAACTTGTCAAAACCAATGTTAACTGAAAACGGTGTAAGAGAATTAGAACATTTAATAGATGGTACCCTTGACTCATCGGGTAGAGACCTCAAAAATGTTTTTATCATGATGAAAAGAGATGGGTTAGACAAATCATTGGGTGAGACTAGGTACGCTACCTTTTTAGAACCTTTTAAAAAACTAATAGACAGAGAAAACAATTTTTAAAATTTAAATTATGACTAGTACAAAAGCAAACACTGGCGCATTTGACCAGAAGAAAGTTGAAGAACAACGTTTTGAATTCGTTCTTTACATTAACAACCACATTATCTGCCAAAGATATTTTAATATTCGTGAGTTTAACGAAAATTGTGTTGGCTCGTGGGAGATGAAAGATTTAATGGATGCTATTTGCGGAATGAATAATGGTGATTTTGGTACCATGGGAATCATACCAAACTATTTGAAAAACAAATCAAAGGATTATCTTTGGAATAATTACAATCCTTATTCTGTTCAACCAGACCAAGGCCCAAGAAACATTTTTGAGAAAATTGATGATTTCCAGTTTGAGATTAAGATAGATAAGAAAAGTGTCGCAAAATCAATGTTTTCTGGTAATTATTTTCCACCAAAAGTGCGTTATGCTGTGGATATAAAAGAAATCATCCCAGCTATAATGTCTGAGATTAGGCATTCGTTTAGCAAAAAAAATTATATCAAAGTGGTTGCCTAAGCGACCACTTTGTGATATTTATCCATAACAACGTTTTTAAATATAAAAAAAAATAAATGGCAAAAATAGATAGAGACAATTTGGGTTATTTGGGTTTAGACTATGAGTTTAGACTTATGGCTCAATTACTTACAGACAATAGATTTGCCAATTCAATTGTTGATATAGTAGATGCTAATTACTTTAGTGACCCATATCTTAGAGTAATAGCAGCTGCAATAAAAGAAGCCAAAGAAAAAGATGATATTGTTCCTGACTTAGGAAGTATTAAAATTAGACTGTTAGCCGATGTGACAGAGGATTTACAAAGAAAGTATATCCTAACACAGCTTAGCAAGGTTCAAGAAGCTAGTTCTTATGACGCTCTTAAAATACAAGACATCGCTATGAAGTTTTGTAAGCAACAAGAGTTGAAGAAATCTATCAAACAGATTCAAAAAATTATTGATGTTGGTGACATTGAAAACTATGAAAAATGCGAAACAATACTTAGAAAAGCATTGGAGCATGGTGACAACAAAGATGATGGTATGGATATTTTTGATAATATCAAAGATGTTTTGATTGATGACTTCAGAAAACCAATAAGAACTGGTATAAAAGGCTTGGATGAAGTAATGGACGGTGGCTTATCTAAAGGTGAATTGGCTGTAATATTGGCACCATTTGGTGTCGGTAAAACAACCATGATGACCAAAATTGCTAACACAGCAATGAACGATGGTAACAGAGTTTTACAAATATTCTTTGAAGACAATCCAAAAGTAATTCAAAGAAAACACATTTCTTGTTGGACTGGTGTTGACTTAAATAGCTTATCTTTACACAAAGATGAAATCATGTCTTTATGTGAACAAAAGCAAAAAGAGTCAAAAGGCGGTAAAGGTATCTTAAAACTTAAAAAGTTTTCTAGTGATGGGACAACCATACCGATTATAAGACAGTACATTAGGAAAAAAATTGCAGAAGGTTTTAGACCAGACATCGTTCTATTGGATTATATAGACTGCGTTCAGCCATCAAGAAAGTATGATGATGCGAATGTTGGGGAAGGCAGTGTTATGAGACAATTTGAAGCTATGTTAGCTGAATTAGATATTGCTGGCTGGACAGCGGTGCAAGGAAACAGAAGTTCAATAAAGGCAAACGTAGTAGAAGCAGACCAAATGGGTGGTTCAATCAAAAAAGGTCAGATAGGACACTTTATTGTGTCAATCGCAAAAACACTTGACCAAAAAGAAAATGGAACTGCAACAATGGCCATACTTAAATCACGTTTTGGAAAGGATGGTATTATCTTTGAAGACATTACCTTTGACAATGCTAGGATTCAGATAGATATGGGTCAAAGCAAAGGAGCAAGAACCCAAACTGAATACAGAAAAGATGTCGAGATTAACGACCAAGCAAGGGTTAATGAAGTTTTAGCCAGCACAAAAAGAAAAGCGGTTATAAACGAAGCATAAAAAACAAACTTAATTTATTAAAAATGTATCTAAAAGATAAAACACTTAAAAAAAGGTATTCCATTTTCCCAATCATTCACAATGATTTGTGGCAAATGTATAAGAAAGCAGAATCACAAACTTGGGTTGCTGAAGAAACAGATTTGAGCAAGGACAAATTTGATGAGCTAAAAGATAATGAAAAAACCTATCTAAAAAATATTTTGGCTTTCTTTGCCATATCAGATGGGTTGGTTATTGATAATTTGGCCACAAACTTTCTTAACGAAGTTGAAATATTGGAAGCTCAATATTTTTATGGACATCAAACGTTTATTGAACAAGTTCATGCAAATGGATATTCTCTATTGATTGAGACTTTTATAAAAAATCTTCATGAGAGAGAAGAGCTGTTTAATTCAATGGAAAGCAATCAAGCTGTTGCTAAAAAAGCTTCATGGGCTGAAAACTGGATAAACCATCCATCATTTGCTCATAGATTGGTAGCGTTTGCTTGTGTTGAAGGGATTGCATTCTCTAGTGTATTTTCTGGAGTTTTCTGGTTTAGAAGCAGAAACAAAATGCCAGGTTTGGCCGCAATGAACGAATTGATTTTAAGAGATGAAACATTCCATTATGAATTCGCAATCAACTTGTATAACAATTATTTAAAAGAGGATTACAAATTATCAACAGATGAGTTAAGAAAAGTTATATTGGGTTGTTATGAAGTTGAAAAAGCTTTCGTTGAAGAAAGCATGCCAGATGGTTTACAAGGAATCACAAAACAAGACATGGTAAAATATGTTCAGTATGTTACTGATATTGTACTAAACGATTTTGGTTGTCAAAGAGAATTTATGGTTAGCAATCCATTAGAATATATGTCTAGAATTGGATTGTCTTCTAAAAATAACTTCTTTGAAAAGAGAGAAGGTGAATATACCAGAGTAGATATTCCAACAACTATTGATGGTATTTTTGACGAAGAATTTTAAATAAAATGGGAATGAGAATACTTAAACGAGACAAAACGACACAGGCATTTATGCCAAATAAAATCCTAACTAGGATTAAAACACAATCGACTGGACTAAAGGTTGATGCCGATTCTTTATTTTTAGAGGTGATGCCACTTATAAGTGATAATATCACAACAACAGAAATAGATGAAATAATTGCTTTTAAAGCTGCTGATAAAATCATTCAGCACCCAGACTACTCCTTATTAGGTGGTAGAATACTACTAAGCAGACAATCAAAATTGATAGGCAAAGAATTGCAACCAGTTGATTTGACTTATGACTTTTTTGCTGCAACAACATTTCTTTCGAAGTATTCAAAAAGAGATAACAACAAAGCTCCAATTGAATTACCTTCATGTATGTATGAGCGTGTTGCTTATCATTTACACGATGATGATGATGAATCTAGAAAGGAACTTCTAAAAGAATTAAAGACCAAAAGAGCCAACTTTGCAACACCGACATATACAAACGCTGGTGTGGATAAAAGAAATGGCATGATTAGTTGTAATCTAACACATTTGGAAGAAGATTCTTTTGAAGGTATCGAAGCTACTTTAACAAAGATAGCGTCTGCATCAAAAGAGGGTTCTGGTATTGGACTACTTATAGACCCACTCAGAAGTAAAGATAGCTTGGTTCATTCATTCCAAGGCAACGCTGGTGGTGTTGTAAGACTTGCAGATATGGTTCAATCAAAAATGCGTTTCTACAAACAAGGTTCACGTTCTGGAAGTTGCGCTCTTTATTTATCAGTTTGGCATAGAGACATTTTTGATTTCTTAGACCTTACGTTACCAATTGGTGATGAACAATTAAGAACACGTGATTTATTTACGGCTGTTGTTATAAACGATTTGTTTATGAAAAAGCTTGAAAGAAACGAAAATTGGTATTTGTTCTGTCCAAATGATATAAAGAAAGCTGGGTTAACACCACTACATCTTCTTTGGGGTGAAGAATTTGAAACGGAATATCAAAAAGCGGTTGATTTGGGGATTGGTAAACAAGTTAATCCGAAAGAAATATTTGATGCTATAGTAAAAGCTCAAGTTGAAAGCGGTAGACCATATGTTATGTTTAAAGACAATGCTAACAAAAGAAACATGCAGTCTAATATTGGACCTATTTGTCAATCAAATTTATGTATTGAAGTGTTTCAAGCATCAAAACCAAAATACACACCTCAATGTACTTTGGCATCTGTAAACTTAGCTGAACACAATGGACTTAAATCAATTGACAAAACAACAAGAGTTTTGGTTAGAGGATTAAATAAAGTTATTGACAAAAATAAATGGAGCGATGATTGGAGCCAAGCAGCTGGTTTGGACCAAAGAGCTTTAGCAATCGGTGTTGCTGGTTTAGCTGATTTCTTTGCAAAAAAGAAAATTTCGTTTGAAAGTGAAGAAGCTAAAAAATGGAACAATGATATTTTTGAAACAATGTATAAAGCTGCTGTCGAAGAGTCGATGATAATAGCTGAAGAAAAAGGACAAAACTACCCAGCTTGGGAGGGAAGCTTATATTCTGTTGGGGAAACTTATATTGAAGGTTGGTCACCAAAACCAACTGGAGAACCAATACCTATGTACAACAGCCTTCTTCTTGGTCTTATGCCAACGGCTTCATCAGCAATTCTTTTGGGTTCATTTGAATCATTTGAACCAGTTACGGCTAATTTGTTTACTAGACGTGTCGGTCAAGGTGAATTTTTGATTGTTAACAAATATCTTGTAAACGAATTGATTGAACATGAGTTATGGGATTCAGAAATGATTGACAAAGTTATAAAAAATAAAGGTAGTATTCAAAACATTGTTGAGATTCCAGAAGATATTCGTTTCAGATACAAAGATGTTTGGGAGATACCACAAAGAGTTTTACTAGACTTGGCTATCATTAGAAACAAATATGTTGACCAGTCACAGTCACTGAATGTATACCATGCTGACGCAAAATATGGCAAAATAGCTAGTGCTTTGATGTACGCTTGGAAAGGTGGGTTAAAGACAGGTGTTTACTACACTAGAACTAAATCAAAGCTAGAAACAAACACAAAATTAGCCACACAACTAGTAGCTGTTGTAAAGAAACCAAAAGACAGTCAATTTGAATGTTTTGGTTGTTCAGCTTAAAAATTATACTAAAATTATAAAAGGGCCTAAAAAAGGGCCCTTTTTTATTTACATATTTACTTACAAAAATCTTTTAGTATTATATTTATCTGAAAAAGCATAAATATGGCTGAATTAAAATACATCAATATAAATTATCCATTTAAGAACAGCTCAAAGGGTTTTTTTTTGGATTTGACCAGTGATGAAAATGCAGCAATCAAAGCTGACCTATTGCATTTAATATTAACTAGAAAAGGTCAAAGACTTTATAATCCAGAGTTTGGAACTGATTTGCTTAGATATATTTTTGAACCAGAAGATGGATTGACATTATCTAAAATAAAAGAAGAAATAGACACAGCGGTAAACAAATATTTACCAAAACTTAAAGTAAATAATATAAGTGTTGAACCATCAGAATTAAATGACCACGCAGCTGTGGTTAGGTTTGACTATACCATAACAGATGACGTTTTTACAACAACTGATTTTGTAATAATTAATATATAATATGGCACAAGGAATAAACTACACTTCTCGTAATTTTGCGGACATAAGAACTGACCTAGTAAACATGGTCAGACAATACTATCCAGACATTTTTAATGATTTTAACGATGCATCTGTTGGTATGATGTTATTGGAATTAAACGCTGCTGTTGGGGACATGCTCTCCTTCAATACAGATAGAATGTTCCAAGAAACACAAATTGATTATGCACAACAAAGACAATCAATTCTTTCTTTAGCTAGAACGTTTGGTTTGAAGGTTCCAGGAAAACGACCAAGTGTAACAATAGTTGATTTTTCAGTAACAGTACCACCTTTTGGTGATACATTTGATGTCTCATATGCACCAATTATTAGAGCTGGAGCGCAAGTAAGCGGAGCTGGTAAAGTATTTGAAACACAGTATGATATTGATTTTTCAAATCCTTTTACAATAGGTGGTATACCAAATAGACTTATTATCCCAAATTTTAATTCAAATGGCATTTTAACTACATATACTATTACAAAAAGAGAAATGGTTATAAATGGTTTTACTAAAATTTTTAAAAGAACTATTTCACCAAATGATGTAAGACCATTTTTTCAAATAATACTACCAGAAAACAATGTATTATCAATTAATTCTATTATAGCTCTTCAAGGTACAAATTTTACTCAAGACCCATCACTAGACCAATTTTTAAATATTCAAAATAGATGGTTTGAAATGGATGCACTAGCCGAAAGTGAAATATTCATTGAAGACACAGCTGTAGCTAGTGATAATGCTGGTATTAGACCAGGAAAGTGGATTACAGTAACAAAAAAATTCATACGTGAATACACTGATTTAGGGTTTACCAAAATAACATTTGGTGGTGGTAGCCAAGATGTTAGTAGTCTTTGCGACTTTGATGTAAACCCAGCTTTGGTTAATCAAATTGGTGATTTTATAAACAATATGGCATTGGGTGAAACACCAACAGCAAATACAACTATGTTTATAAAATACAGAGTTGGTGGTGGTGGAGACACAAATTTAGGACCAAATGTGTTAACTAACATAGGTTTATTAAACATGACTGTAAACGGTCCAAATCAAACTATAAACAATTCTGTTAGGGCATCTCTTGTTGTAAACAATCCATTACCAGCATTGGGTGGTAAAGACGCTCCTAGCGTTGAGGAAATTAGGAATATGGTTAAGTATAACTTTTCAGCTCAAAATAGAGCTGTAACAATAAAAGATTATCAGAGTAGAATTTCTTTAATGCCAGGTGAATTTGGAGTTCCTTTTAGATGTGGTGTATTTGAAGAACAAAATAAAATTAAAGTTTATGTAATGAGTTTAGATGCTAATGGAAAGTTATCAAACAATTCAACTAGCACACTTAGAAGTAATATAGCAACATATTTAGCAGATTACAGAATGTTAAATGACTATGTTCAGATTTCAAATGGTAAAATAATAAATCTTTCTTTTGAAATTGATTTATTTGTTGATAAAAAAGCACCACAATCACAAATCATATCTCAAGTAATTTCTAGTGTTCAGAGCTTTATGGATATAAACAAATATCAAATGGGTGATAATATATATTTGTCACCTTTAATTGAAAATATAAATAATGTTGGTGGAGTTTTAAACGTAATTGATTTAAGAATCTTTAATAAAGTAGGAAATGGATACAGTGTTAATGAGATTTCACAACCTTACATAGATACAGCGACAAGACAAATAGACATAGCAAGTGACTATACATTGTTTGGCGACCCAATTACTATGTTTGAGATAAAATTTCCAGCACAAGATATTAAAGTAAGAGTTAAATCATAAGGTTTTCTTATTTTTACAGTTTTGTATATTTGTATAAATAAAATTTAAAAATTAATTAAAATGGCTGGATGTAATTGTAAAGGTAATGTTATGAATGGTGAATCAAATAACGACTCACCAAAATCAATTTTTCAAAATACAGTAAATTATGGATTAAAATTACTTATGTTTTTAATCTTTTTGGTAATGTTACCATTGGTAATTGTATATATTGTTTATTTAGGTTTTAGCATAATTGTGTTAAATAAAAATGTAAACATGAAACCATTATTATCGGCTATTGGTAATAAGTTTAGAGAGAAAGACGATGAAGATAATTTTATTGATGAAGAAGAATTAAAAAATCTAACAGAAGAAGATGTTATTTTATTAGACGCTGATGATATAACAGATAAACAATTTTAAAATTAATGTCAGAATCAATAAGAATAAGGACTACACCAAATGGGGGTGACAAATACGTCAAAGTTAAGATAGACCAAGATATAGATTTTGTTGAAATTCTTTCATTAAAGATTTCACAAGATGAATTATATAGGGAATTTTGTTCTGACTATGGTGTTGTTGCTGGTAGGGTTATAATTAACAGCGGATTTGGTGTTCCAAATGCCAAAGTAAGTATATTCATACCTATTGATGAGGTTGATAAGAAAAATGTTGAACTATCGGCTATTTATCCATATGAAACTGTTGGCGATAAAAATAGTGATGGTATTCGCTATAATTTATTACCTAGATATTCTGATTCAGAAAATACTTGTTTTACAGCAGTTGGTACATTTCCTAGTAAAAGAGAAGTATTAGATAACTCAAATATTTTGGAAATTTACTGCAAATACTATAGATTTACAACAACAACAAATTATGCTGGTGACTTTATGATATTTGGAGTACCAGTTGGAACATATACACTCCATGTTGATGCTGACATTTCAGATATTGGTATTGCGTCTCAAAGACCATATGATTTAATAAGAAAAGGTAGTTCACCTAAATTTTTTAATAGTCCGACAAAATTTAAAAATGACACAAATTTAAACACGCTGATTCAAATAAAATCAGCAGATGTGGGTGTAAACATACAACCTTTTTGGGGCGACATGGAAAATTGTGAAATAGGTATTACAAGAGTTGATGTAGATTTAAATTATAATTTAGAACCTTGTGCTATTTTTATGGGTAGTATTTATGGCGACCAAGATAAAAACTCAGTAAATAAAAATTGTATTCCTAGAAAAAAATTTGGTGAAATGTGTGAACAAGTTACATCAGCTGGTTCCATAGAAATGATTAGAAAAACTTTAGATGATACAATTGAAGAGTTTTCTATTGACGGTGGTAGAGTCATTGATGATGACGGTACTTGGGCTTATCAAATTCCAATGAATTTAGATTATATGATAACTGATGAAACTGGTGCGCTCATTTTATCCGAAGACCCAAGCAAAGGTATCCCAACTAGAGCTAACGTTAGGTTTAGAATAGGTATGGATGAGACTGGTGGTTTAGGTAGACTTAGAACTAGAGCAAAATATTTGGTCCCAAACAACCCAAAATTACCTTCTGAGATAGATTATAATTTTGACGAAAATACAAAACCAACTAGTTTTAGAAATTTATATTGGAATAAAATATATACAGTTTCAAATTTTATAACTAGGTATCAGAGAAGTATTACAGGTGCAGCGGATAGAAGCATAACAGCCATGAAAAGTGTCGATGCATGTGCTGGTGATAAGAATCCATTCCCATATAATAGAGTAAACACAACAACCAATCCAATATTTTTTATAATATGTTTGATTATAAAAATAATTGGATTTATCGTTGGTTTGATTAATTCAATCATTATACCTCTTATAAATGCTATTGTGTCTATTGTTAGAGCAGTGGTTGATATTATTAATTTTTTTGGAAACGATGTAACAAAACCAGATTATGTTCCGTGTGTTACAATTGAATGCCCATCAGATAATGGGTCGTTATTTGCCCCAGGCTGTAAAGAAGGCACCGATGGTTATGTCGCTGCCAATCCAACATATGGTTGTGGTGGTACGTATGGTGATTGTTCACCCTTTAATTTGGTTGGATTAGATGATTGTTTAGCATTTCAAATGGCTCAAGATTTAAATTTATTTCAGTTTGATTTTTATAATGATTGGGTTAATGGAACCTTGTTTAGTTATCTTTTAAAGTATAAAAGAAGACAAAGTCAAGAAGAAAGATTTTGCGAGTTTGATTGTTCTGATTTTACTGGGGACCCTAACTATACTGGGGTTGATGGAAACGGTGATGGTACACCAGATAATGATTGTACAAACCGTGTTTTATTAGACACATGTTATAATTGTGGTGGTGGTGGTTTACATTTACCAAGTTCTTCTGGCGGTTTTCAATTTAATTATTTAGATTGTCAAAAAGAAAGTCGCGATAATGGTTTAATAAGAGAGGGTTTAATTAAAAAATATAAAGGTGAATTATATTATGCTGCTACCCTACATACATTAACACCGTTTAAATTATTTGCAACAGAAATTGTTTGTTTAGGTTCTGTATTTACATGTGATTGGCAAGGTTATCCTAAATTACAACCAAATTTAGTCACAACTTCATACAAATTACCTCCAGAGATTGAAGAAAAAGATAGTAATAACACTACAGTATTAGCAAGTGGTCAGGTAACAATTGGTCTTGGTTCAAAAGGTTTATTTTTTGATATTAATTGTGTTGGTTTACACGTTGATTATCAACAATGTCTTAATCTTAGACATATTTGTGAAATCGGTGTTGATTTAGATGAAGCCATCTTTATCCCAACAACAAACCAATTTATACCAGCTGATTCAATAATGGGTTCAAATGATATAACTGATTTAAATGAACAATTTAGAAATGCGTTTCTTTACATAAATAGTGGAACAACATTTCCAGTTATTTATTCACAACCAACAAACATTAACAGCAACTTCAATACTAGCAACTCAGCAATTTATAATTTTGCTAACAATATAGATAATGGTATTGATTATGCTAATTTTAGAGGATATTTTTCACTTCAGACACCACCACAACCAATTGATAATAATTATTGGCAATCAAAACATTCATTTTTCATGTATTTTGGAATAATTCCAGGTCGTTCAGCTTTAGATAAAATGAATCAAAGGTATTTTACACCATGTATTGTACCAGTTGATTCTGATATGCTTATAGATGCCACAGTTACCCCAGCAACTGGCTCAACATCAGCTGATGGGACAATAACGTTTACAATTGTTGGTGGACAAGGACCATATACATATGTAATAACAGACAACTTAACAGGAAACCAACCATCTGGATGTGCATGTTCTGGAAATACAATCAACATAACAACAACACCGCCTAGTGTTACAGTAAATAATTTACCGCAAGGAACTTACACGATAAGTGTATTTGATGCAGCTGGAAACCCAGCAACACAAACAGTTGTTGTAGGTGGACCAATTTCATTTTATTGTAGTGCAAGTGTTACGCAAAACAATACATCAGCTACTTCACCAGATGGTGAAATAACATTTAATGCAATTGGTGGAACACTACCATATACATATTCTTTGATTGACGAAAATAATAATCCTGTATCAACTGGTCAAATACCATCACCTACATCAACTACAGTTGTTTTCAATTCTTTACCTTCAACATCAACACCACAAGGTTATACTGTTATAGTAAATGATTTTAATGGAGCAATATGTACAACAACTGGTTTGACAATTTCTGGCCCGACCGTTATTTCCATAATACCATCTGTAACCGCAACAACATGTTATTATGGAACTTTAGATGGTGCAATATCTATAACTATTATCGGTGCTCAACAACCATATACAGTTATAACAACTGGCGCTGGTCCAAATAATAGCAATTTTTATAGCGCTTCACTTAATTTAACTAATTTAGCGGCTGGTAATTATTTAATTACTGTTAATGATGCCACAGGTCAACAACAATCTCAACAAGTTTCAGTTGGAACAATCGGAGCTATGTTACAATTAAACCCAGCATCAGCTAGTGAATTAGCTAAACAATGCGACCCAAATAACTATACAATTCCTTTTTATATTACTAATGGTTTATCTAATGGTGCAATAGCTTATATTGAGTATAGAGTAGATAATTCAACAACATGGAATTATTTAATAGCAGCCCAAACATGGACCACTGCAAGTGCTCTCATGTCATTTGACGTCCCTAGCACAGCGTTTTTAAATACAATAACCTTTAGGTTTAGTGACACATCTAATCATGCTTGTCATAGCAATACGTTAACATACAATAAAGCGTCAATGACGTTGCCAAGTTCTATATTAAGTAAAACAATTAACAATGGCAATAATAATAACGGTTATGTTCAAGCTCAAGGTGGTATACCTCCTTATACGTGTTCAATAAACGGAGGACAAGCTCAACCTATGACTGGTCTTCCAGCAACCCTTTCATTTAATGGAACAATAAACTCGGTAGTAGTAACAGATAGTGTTGGTTGTACAGCATAATATATTAACATGAGTACAGAAAGAAAACAAATTAGATTAGCGGTAGAAAATTCAAAAGAATCTTT